ACGCGCCGGTGTACACCTGGCTGGTCAGCGACGGCATCCGCATGCAGGTCGGTTTCCTCGTCGACCGCCTGAGCGTGCTGATGATGGTGGTGGTGACCTTCGTCTCCCTGTGCGTGCACGTCTACACGATGGGCTACATGCGCGACGATCCGAGTTACCAGCGCTTCTTCGCCTACATCTCGCTGTTCACCTTCGCAATGCTGATGCTGGTGATGTCGAACAACTTCATGCAGCTGTTCTTCGGCTGGGAAGCGGTCGGCGTCGTCTCCTACCTGCTGATCGGCTTCTGGTATACGCGGCCGAGCGCGATCTTCGCCAACCTGAAGGCCTTCCTGGTGAATCGCGTCGGCGATTTCGGTTTCCTCATCGGCATCGCCGGGGTCGTGTACTACACCAATTCGCTCGACTACGGCGCCGCCTTCGCGGCGGCGCCGGCGATCGCCGCCAAGACGCTGGCCATCCCGGGCGGCTGGCACTGGCCGGCGCTGACGCTGATCTGCATCGGCCTGTTCATCGGTGCGATGGGCAAGTCGGCGCAGGTGCCCCTGCACGTGTGGCTGCCGGACTCGATGGAGGGCCCGACACCGATCTCGGCGCTGATCCATGCCGCGACGATGGTCACGGCCGGCATCTTCATGGTCGCGCGCATGTCGCCGCTGTTCGAGTATTCGGACAGCGCGCTGTCCTTCGTGCTGGTGATCGGCGCGACCACGGCGCTGTTCATGGGTTTCCTCGGCGTCGTCAACAACGACATCAAGCGCGTGATCGCGTATTCGACGCTGTCGCAGCTCGGCTACATGACGGTGGCGCTGGGCGTGTCGGCCTACAGCGTGGCGATCTTCCATCTGACGACGCACGCCTTCTTCAAGGCGCTGCTGTTTCTTGCGGCCGGCGCGGTGATCATCGCGATGCACCATGAACAGGACATGCGCAAGATGGGCGGCCTGAGGTCGCGCATGCCGGTCACCTACTGGACCAGCCTCGTCGGCGCGCTGGCGCTAATCGGCACGCCGTTCTTCTCCGGCTTCTATTCGAAGGACGCGCTGATCGAGGCGGTGCACGAATCGCACCGCTGGGGCGCGGAGTACGCGTATTTCTGCGTGCTGGCCGGTGTGTTCGTCACGGCGCTGTACACCTTTCGCATGATCTTCCTCACCTTTCACGGCAAATCACGCCTCGACCACCACGCCGAGAAGCACTTCCACGACGTCGGCTGGGACATGAAAGGGCCGCTGGTGGCGCTGGCGATCCCCTCGCTCCTGATCGGTTTCCTCGCGATCGGGCCGGTGCTGTTCGGTGGCTACTTCGGCGACGCCATCAAGGTGCTGGAACCGAACGACGTCGTCGGCGAGATAGGGCGCGAATACCAGGGGCCGGTCGGCTTTGCGTGGCACGCCTTCGCCTCGGCGCCGGTGTGGCTGGCGTTGGCGGGCGTCGTCACGGCCTGGTACCTGTGGCTCAAGCGGCCGGAGCTGGCGGTCAGCTTGCGCGAACGGCTGTCCTTCCCGTATCGCGTGCTGATCAACAAGTACTACTTCGACTGGTTCAACGAGAACGTCATCGCGCGCGCCGCACGCGGACTCGGCTTCGGGCTGTGGCGCGGCGGCGACGAGGGCCTCATCGATGGCGTGGTGGTGAACGGCTCGGCCAGCCTCGTGGATTGGGTGGCCAGCGTGACGCGCCGGGTGCAGACCGGCTACCTGTACAACTACGCGTTCTGGATGATCGTCGGCCTGGCGGCATTCGTCGGCTGGTTCCTGTACGGGCTCTGACGGGCGGATCATTTACCATGCAAGGAATCGCGTTGCTCTCGACCCTGATCTGGCTGCCGGTGGCTGGTGGCGTGCTGGCGCTGCTGATCGGCGATGCGCGCGCGCGACTCGTGCGCTGGGTGGCGCTCACGGCGTCGCTGCTGACGCTGGCGCTGGCGATATGCCTGTGGTCGCGGTTCGACACCGGCACCGCCGCCTGGCAATTCGTCGAGCGCCTGCCGTGGATCCCGATGTTCAAGGCCGAGTACTACCTCGGCATCGACGGCATCTCCCTGCCACTGATCGGGCTGACTGCCTTCATGACCGTGCCGGTGATCATCGCCGGCTGGTCGGTGATCGAGAAGCGCCCGGCACAGTACTACGCCGCCTTCCTGATTCTCGAAGGCCTGATGATCGGCGTGTTCTCGGCCCTGGACACGCTGCTGTTCTATTTCTTCTGGGAAGCGATGCTGATTCCGATGTTCCTGATCATCGGCATCTGGGGTGGGCCGCGGCGCGTATACGCGACGATCAAGTTCTTCCTCTTTACCTTCCTCGGCTCGGTGTTCATGCTGGTCGCACTGATCTACCTGTACCTTGCGGCCGGCAGCTACTCGATCGACGCCTTGCATGCGCTGCCGCTGACCCTGACGGAGCAGCGCTGGATCTTCCTCGCCTTTCTGCTCGCCTTCGCGGTCAAGGTGCCGATGTGGCCGGTGCACACCTGGTTACCGGACGCGCACGTGGAGGCGCCGACCGGCGGCTCGGTGATCCTGGCCGCGATCATGCTGAAGATGGGCGGTTATGGCCTGCTGCGCTTCAGCCTGCCGATAGCGCCGGATGCGAGCCGCGAGCTCGACTGGTTGATCATCGGCCTGTCGCTGATCGCGGTGGTCTACATCGGCTTCGTCGCGCTGGTGCAGCAGGACATGAAGAAGCTGGTGGCGTATTCCTCGATCGCGCACATGGGCTTCGTCACGCTGGGCGCGTTCCTGGCTTTCGACATCCAGGCCGCCACCGGCGTGCTCAACGGCGCGGTCGGCGGGCTGGACGGCGCGATGGTGCAGATGGTGTCGCACGGATTGATCTCGGGTGCGTTGTTCCTCTGCATCGGCGTGATGTACGACCGCGTGCACAGCCGCGAGATCAGTGCCTACGGCGGCGTGATCAACACCATGCCAATCTTCGGCGCCTTCATGGTGCTGTTCGCGCTGGCGAACTCAGGGCTCCCGGGAACCTCCGGCTTCGTCGGCGAATTTCTGGTGATCCTCGCGAGCTTCAAGGCCAATTTCTGGTACGCGGTGCTCGCGGGCACGACACTGATTCTCGGCGCCGCCTACACGCTTTGGCTGGTGAAGCGGGTGATCTTCGGCCCGGTGGCCAACGACAACGTCGCGGCGCTCAAGGATCTCAACGGCCGCGAGTTCCTGGTGCTGGCGTTGCTCGCCGTCGGCGTGCTGGCGCTCGGCCTGTATCCCGGGCCGCTGGTGCGGACGATGGAGGCCTCGATGCATCACCTGCTCGAGCAGATCGTGGCCAGCAAGATCCCGGTGGTTTGAACCATGACCGCAAGCCCCATGACCCTGACCTCGTTGCTGCCGGCACTGCCGGAGATGTACCTCACCGGCGCGATCTGCGTGCTGCTGCTGGTGGAGGTGTTCTTCGGCAAGGACCGCCGCGGCCTGATTGCGGCCTTGACGTTGCTTGTCCTGGCGGCCGGCGTCGTACTCACGCTCACCGTCGGCGCGGTCAGCAGCCGTACGCTGCTGTTCGACGGCCTGTACGTGGCCGACGGCCTCGGCGCGCTGCTCAAGGTCGCCGGCTTCGTCACGGTGGGGCTGGCGCTGTTCTACTCGGGCGGCTATCTCGACCGGCGTCAGATCCGCGGCGGCGAATACTACGTGCTCGCGCTGACAGCGCTGCTCGGCATCTTCGTGCTCATCTCCGCCAACAGCCTGCTGACCGTGTACATCGGCGTCGAGCTGCTGGCGCTGTCGCTGTACGCGCTGGTGGCCTTCGATCGCGATTCCGGCATCGCCGCCGAGGCCGCGATCAAGTACTTCGTGCTGGGCGCGATTGGCTCGGGCACGCTGCTGTACGGTCTGTCTATGCTGTACGGCATGACCGGCACGCTCGACCTCGACCGTTTGGCCGTGGGTGCCGCGGGAGCGCAGGGCGTCGGCATCCTGATCGGCACGGCCTTCGTCGTCGTTGCCGTGGCTTTCAAGTTCGGCGCGGTCCCGTTCCACATGTGGGTGCCCGACGTGTACCACGGCGCGCCCACCAGCGTGACGCTGTTCATCGGCACGGCGCCGAAGCTTGCGTCCTTCGCGCTGGCGATCCGGCTGCTGGCGCACGGCCTCGGCGTCGCACCGGGCAACTGGACGCAGATGCTGGCTGTCATCGCTGTGCTGTCGCTGTTACTCGGCAACGTGGTCGCGATCGCGCAGGCGAACCTGAAGCGCATGCTGGCCTATTCGGCGATCGGCAACGTCGGCTTCATCCTGCTGGGCTTCGTCTGCGCCAACGCCGCCGGCTACCAGGCCAGCCTCGGCTACACCCTGGTGTACGTGCTCACGGCGCTCGGCTCCTTCGGCGTGATGATTCTCGCCGGCAGCACCAAGGCGGAGGCAGAGGAAATCGCCGACTACAAGGGTTTCGCCGCGCGCGAACCGTGGCTGGCGCTGCTGATGCTGGTGCTGATGCTCTCGACCGCCGGCGTGCCGCCGTTCGTCGGCTTCTGGGCCAAGCTGTGGATCATCCAGGCACTGCTCGATTCGCAGCACCTGTGGCTCGCGCTGATCGCGATGGCGACGTCGGTGATCGGCGCTTTCTACTACCTGCGCGTCGTCTGGTACATGTATTTCGAGCCGGCCGCGCCCGCCCATGCGCCGGCGCCAGCTCCGGCTGCCCGGGCGGTATTGACGTTGAACACGCTCGCAGTGCTGCTGCTGGGCGTGCTGCCGAATGGCCTGCTGGCACTCTGCGCGCGTTTGATCGGCACGAGCTGACCAGGGTCGCGTCGGGGCCTGTCGCACGGACAACGGTTCGTGTACTATCCCCGCTCTTAACCGGTGCGGGGTGGAGCAGTCTGGCAGCTCGTCGGGCTCATAACCCGAAGGTCGCAGGTTCAAATCCTGCCCCCGCTACCATTATTACCGACTCGTCTGGCGGGCAAAGCGGAAACATCGCCGCGATGTCCATATCGAACAGCGGCACAAGGTTCGCCTCGAACTCCGCCCACAGGTGACGCCCCCCGGCGTCGGGGCGCAGCCAGATCGCTTGCGGGAACAGCTCCTGCACGACGCCGCGGGCAATCTCTCCGCCCTCCGCCAGCCGCTGTTGCATGATCGCAATTCGGCGTTCCGTCGTGGCCGGGGTCAGCGTACGCGCGGCGCTGGGCGGCTTGGAGTTGGTGGCAAGCAAACGTGCGCGCTCGGTTTCGGCGCCACGCAGGCGAGCCGCCAGCGCGTCGGAAAGCAGCCCTTTCGCGATGGCGTCGGCGAGGTTCCGGATCTCGCGATCCAGCTCGGCCAGCCGCGGCGCGGGGTCGGTCGCCGGCCGGCTTGCGGCCGTTCGGTAGCGCTGCTCGAACGCGGCCAGCTTGGCTGAGTCGAAGAGATCAGTCTCGACGCAGTCCAGCACCATGCGTTCGACGCGCTCGCGCGGGACGCTTTGGCTAACCTCGCAAGCTGCGCCGTTCACGTGGCTGGCGCATTGGTAGCGGCTACCGTTCGACAGAACGAAGCTCGCCTCGCATGCGCCGCACCGAAGCAGGCCGCTGAGCAAGTGGCGCGATGGCGGCCCGCCGCCGGCCCGGCGCTTGCGTAGCGCGCCTTTGACTCGCAGCCCGAGGGTTGCTCCCTGCCGAGTCTGTCGGGCCTTCACGCGCTGCCACAGCTCGTCAGGCACGATGCGAAGGCTCTCGTCGAGACGCTCATGCGCCGCGCCGTTCAGGGTGGGGGTGCGTTTGGAGCTATCGGCAGCGCTGCGCTTCCAGGAAAAACGCCCCCAAGAGACCACGCCGACGTACCGGCGATTGTTCAAGATCCCCGTCCCGCGCTCGACCTGCCCGTGGATCGCGCTAGCGAGCCACTTTGAATCCTTCCGCCGCGCCGTGCGCTTCCAATGCGCGCCGGGGGAAGGCACCCCTTCCTCGTTGAGCTGCGCCGCGATCCCGCGCGGGCTGATCCCGTCGGCATACAACTCAAAGATCCGCCGAACGATCGCAGCCTCCCCCTCGTTGATTTCCTTTGCGGATGTGTAGCCGTATGCCCGGCCCCCGGTCGGCTCGCCTTTGAGCGCGAGGCCTTCCAACCCGCGCCGCGTGCGCCGGGATATTTCGCGCCGGTAGGCCTCGGCCGAGGCGCCCAGCACCGCGCCCAGCAAGCCCGCGGATTCCTGCCGAGTATCAAGATCGTGCGTGAGGACCTGCGCGCCAATGTCCGCCAGCTCGGCAAGGCGCGGCGCCTGCTCGGCCAGGTTGCGCCACAAGCGCGAGGTATCCTCAGCCACGATCACATCGAACTCGCGACGGCGGGCAGCGGCGAGCATGGACTGGTAGCCGGGGCGCTGCGTCGTGCCGCCCGAAATCGCAGCGTCACTGAAACGCGCGACGATCTCGAAGCGCTCCCGCTCGGCGATGCGCTCGCACACGCGGAGCTGATCGTCGATCGACGCTTCGGACTGCTTCTCGGTCGAGAAGCGAGCGTAGAGGGCGGCTTTCATGCGCGCTAAACGATACAACCCAGCAGAGTTATCGCGCCCCAAGCGACGCAGATGCCGCCAAAGACCTTCGCCAGATCGCGCGCTGCTCGGGTTGTGCCGATGAGGCGCCGATCATCTATGAACATCGGCACCCCAGCGAGCACCGTAAAGAAAGCTGATCCGCCAAGCCAAAACGCGACTAGCCATCCTGCATTATTCATTTGTCACTCCGCTTCGTCTTCTGCAACCCTTTCATTCGCAGCTTCCGGTAGTAGTCCGAACCGCCGCGCACCTTCGATTTTCCCTTGCCTGCCTTACCCCCTTTGCGGCCAAGCTCGGCCAGGTACTTCTTGATTTCATCCTTGCTCATACCCCGCACTGTATCGCAAGCCGCTTGCGCATGTCCATTTCCGGGTTATGTCTCACGCCGCCTCCGCCTCTTCGATCGGAAAAAAACACCACACCAGCTGCGGCTCCACGCGCTGCGCGTTGGCGATCTCGATCTTGCGCTCCTCGATCGCGCGCACGGCTGCCCGGATCTCGGCATCGGCATGACGAGGTTCGCCGTACTTCACCGGCAACACGCCGTCGAACCACGAGCACCGAAAGCACACCGGGCAGTCCGCGCGCTCGGTCGTCGGACGGTGCAGTAACTTCTCAATTTCGTGATCGATGGGCGCCAGGCCGCGCAAGTCATTGTCGCTGTCGGTGCGCCTGGCCGTCGGCTGGGCAAACGAGCGCCGGGGGCTGATGTCTTGCAGGCGGCGCAGGCGCTTCTTCAACGTTCGCACCGCACCGCGGTTCAGGTGAAGGCCGATCGAGACGGCGCGGACCGAATGCCCCGCGGCCAACCGGCTCAACGCCTCGCGTTGACTCTCCGGTAGCCCGTCGGCCAGGCTCTCAACCGTCTGCGCGGCCTCGGCGGCGAATGCGGGATCGTCCGGTGCCGAGAGCAGCTCATTTAGCTGCTCGGCGACGTGCCTGCGCGTCTGGCGGCCGAGCCGTTGCCGCGCGACCTTCGCCTTGTGCTCGAACCAGACTTCTAGCGCTTCCTTCGTTGGGTCGAATTCCGCGCGGTCTTCCCAGGACGAAAGCAGCGCGTCGGCGAGCACATCATCACGATCCGCTGGGGGCAGGTTGCGAAGGTAGCGGCCGGCGGCCGCCGCGCACCGGGACAGGTGCGGCCCGAAAAAGTCCTTCAAGGCTATGATGTTCATTGCAGCCTCCCCGTGGCCATCGCCGCGAGGTGCTGAGCTGCAACGATCTGCGCTTCGATCGCGCGCAGCATCTTCGTGAGGATGAGTCGCGCTTGCTCCTCGGTCAGATAACCGCCAGGCGGCGGGCCGGGTGGGGCGAGTGCTTCGCCCAGTGTTTTTGCGTTCACAGTAAGCCCTCCAGAGCTGGATGCGTCGCGAGCAGCGCGGCGCGAACTGCCGTGGGGGGTGGGGCGGTTTGTTTCTCTATAGGTTCCAGTTCGGCCTCGTCGGGAGGCGACTCACTGATCGGACCCGGGCGCGTTCGCTCTTGCCCCGACAGCCAATCGGGAACAACCCAAGGGTTAACAAATCGGCCGCCGTCTGCGCGGTGGCGCCCGCGCTGAGTGCAACCGAGCTTGCGACAGATTATGCCGGCGCGGGTCAGGTGGGATCGTGTTTGTTGATGCACAGGGACGCCGACCGCGAAGTCGAGTAAGTCCGCTGGCTCGATCTCGCTACGCCCACGCAGATATGCCTCGGTGCGGGCCTCCCACGGGTCGCGCTCTTGCCGCGCCTCTTGTTCCGCCGCGGCCTCGGCCTTCGGCCATATCCACCACTTGCGGCGCGCCTGATAGAGCATCACGGCTTCCGCGAACATTTGTTCGCGGTTGTCCCGAATCCACTGCAGATCGACTTGGCCAACTTTGATCGGGAAGAAACGCACGTTGCCAGTGTTGTCGCGTAGGTAGTTGCTGGAATTCGTCGTCCCGACGAACACGATGCGCCGCGGTCGGTCAACTACTGCGCGGCCGTAAGAGGGGCGATAGTGATCGATGTCGTTGGAAATGAACTGCTTGACGCGCTCGATATCGTCTTCTCGCTTGATCGTGGCTAGTTCGCAGAACTCCCCAAGCCAGACGCCGTTCAATTGCTGCTCGAAATCCTTCGAGTTTGAGCGCTCGATCAGTTCCCTGAAACGATCCCCTGCGAGCGCACGGAATGCGGACGACTTCAGCGTATCCTGCGGGCCTTCGAGAACCGGGACCAGCTTCACCATGCACCCCGGTTTCATGGCCCGCGCGACCATCGCGATGAGCCAGTTGCGGCCGGTGCGCACGTGATAGCGTGACGGCGGGACGCCGAAGGCGCGCTGGAGCCACGTCGACAAGCGGCGCGTGCCATCCCATTTCAGGCCGAGCAGCCAATCAACAAGAACGTTTGAGCTATGCGCGCGTGCGTACATCTGGGCCGCGTCGTAGACGTGCTGTGGGCCTAGCGTGCTGAGCCCCAACCCCTGTAGCCAGACCTGTAGCCGCGTCGTATCGTCGTCGCGCCACTCGCGCGCGGCCGCGTCGCCGGGCCAGTGAATCATCATACGATCGAGGAATTCGTCGTAGGTCAGCGCCCCGTGCAGCAGGCCTTTGACGCAGCGCTCGGCGTTCAGAGTGTTCGAGAGGGGCTTCCCTTTCTCGTTCGTCATCAGGTGGAACATTTTGACCGCGCGACTCTGCAGGCGGGCGCTGCGCTCCGCCGGCTGCGCAGCAGCTTCGGCGTCCGCCTCTGCAGCGGCCTGACTCACCGCGTCGATAGGGAAGTCTTCCGGCTCTGCGGGCCGCTGCCAAGGCGGAACCCAGCCGCACGTTGCGGCCAGATGCACAAGTGACGCCGCAGTGACGCGCTTGTCCTGCGCCGTGCTGTCGAAGGAATCCCACTGCGCCGCCTGGCTCGCGGCATCGTAGCCGGAGCTTGCGCGGGCACACCACTCGTCCCACAGCTCGAATCCGGTGCCGGGATTGGCGCCGGTAGTGCGCTCCCAGTCCTTCACCGCGAATCCGATGTCGCGCCAGCGGTCGCGCTCGCCTGCCTCCGGGGGCGGGAGTGCGGCCAGCGCCGAGCGCACGTCGGCCGCGGTGAGTGGTGGGAACGCGCTCGGGGCCGGCGCTACGGGGCCGGCCGGTTCGCTTGGCGCCGCGGTCCGCGCAGAGCGGTCGCCGCAGGCGAGTTCGATCAGCCACTCCGGCGCGTTTGCAATGCTGGCGCGGTTTTCCCAGCCGTAAGAGCCCGCGCTTTGTTTCTCCCCTGCGACGAGGGTGCTCGGCGATGCGACGACATACCCCGCGCGGCCGCGGATGTCGAGGCCGGGGCCGACTTTGGCGACCGAGTTCGGCACTTCGCGCGGCGCGCGGAAAAAGCGGTGCCGCCCGCCGCTCGGCGTGCAGGCGGTCAATGTCTCGGGCAGCTCCCCGTAGGCAAGTTCAAGGGCCGCCATGCTCTCGGCCGATCCGTGCCGAGGATCCTCGTCGAGCACGAACAGATCGCCGCCGGTGACGATGGCGATATTGGCTTGAGGCGCCGCGCCCCACCAGTGGCCGACCTGCGCCGCGTCCGTTGTGGCTTTCTTCTGCCAGCCCGCGAGCTTGGCAGCCTTCTGGCCGACCGGGAGCGGGAACACACGGAACCCGCTGCGCGCGAGGCGCAGAGCAGCATCAAGCATGTTTAGTGCGGCGCTCATGGCTGCACCGCGGTCGGCGCGTCGCCGATCAGCTCGCGAACGCGCTCGGCCTCGTCGAGAACTTCAATCAACGCTGCCAGCCAACAGCGTTTCCGTTCAGGAGATCCAAAGCCGGCTTCGGTGTTGCCGGTTTGCACGAGGTTGCGCGAATACAGACGTCCGATCGCGTGCAGCTCGGAAGCCTCTATGACTCGCGCGAACCCACGCCACAATTGCCCCTTCCGATCGATGGCGAAGCCGTAAACCCGCAGATGCGGTTGAGTGGGGGCCTCGGTGAGATCGCCAATAGCCCGCACGTCAGCGAACTCCCGGCATCGAGCGGTCGTATCCGGATCAGGAAGTCCGGCGTCGCGCGCGGCGAGAACCGCTTTCAGTGCGTCGACTAGATCGCGCCGCGGCTTCGCGCGGCACCAGGCGGCGAACGCATCTTCAACGAGAGCGCGAGGCGTCCCTGACGGAGGAAGAATCCCGGCGTGCCAAAGATCGAGAGCTCGGCCGGGGGAGATGGGCAGCCACTGCGAAAGGCGGTGGTGCCAGCGGTGGGGATCGATGCGGGTCACGACTCACTCCTCGGACTCTTTAGTACGCGGCGCGAGGGTTGCAGAGTCCGAAAAAGCGAAAAAGCCCTCGACCGATCCCGATGCGCGTTTCGGGGGTACGAGGGCCATCAAGGGGCCTTTGAGCCTTTGGCGACGCTTCTACTTGAGCGGGGTCTGTGCCCCTCTTCGCACGTCGCGGATCCTTTCACCCTTTCAGGTCTCACCAACGCTTTCAGTTGGGAGCGGACAATATGGGAACACAAAAAATTTCTGTTTGCAAATGCGAGCCATCACTCTGGCCACACGAAGCGAACACCGGCGGGTACCAGTCAGCTGAACCCCCACGCTGCCGTTTGTTGAAGTGGGCTTGCTCGGCCTCATTGACCGCGATGCGGGTTGCGCGGGACCTGGGCAGGGCGACGCCCTGCCAGACGGCGAGCGCTTCCTCGAATGGTGGGTAGCTATGAAGGTGGCCGCCGGCCACGAGTGCATCCTTAGGGGCGTAACACGCTCAGCGTATAGCATTCAGCGAGCCGCAGCGCTCAACCAACCGTTCAACCAGCCGTTCAACCAACCGTGCAACCGGGCCGTGCAACGCCAAACGTTTCAGATGTGCAACCCGTGACGCCGAGCCTTATTCAGCCCTTGGCAGGACGCGTATAGCATTCGTATAGCATCTGTCTAACCTGGGAAGTTGAACGGGTGCGAAAGCTTGATCGCTGTAAGCGTTTGTTTCGACGGGGCGCGTTCATCCTGTTCAACCTGTTCAACCTATACTTATAGAGTTCTATAAAATATTACTGATAGATGCTATACGCGCGTAGGACGCGTATAGGACTTTTGGGCCTAGATTGCACGGATGTTGCACAGGCTGCACACCCTCGAAAACGCAGCTTCCAGCATCCCGCGTATAGCATTCAGCTCAGCGCGCGGAGCAGGCGCCGGATGCCGTCCGCCGTCCATTGCTTGCCGCGCGGGGTTGGGATGCTCAACGCGTTAAAGTGCGCCGCGATTTCGCGTAGAGATCGCTTTCCAGCTGCGCGCGCATCGGCGACCACATCGGCCAGATCCCGCGCTCGCGCCCCCGCTGCCGCCGCATTCGCCGCGGTTGCCGTTGCTGCAGAGGTCGCCGTGCCCGGTTTTAGACGGGGGTTGCCTAGTCGGGTGCCCCGCGCCTTCGCGGCTGCTAGCGCCGCTCTGGTTCGGTCGGAGATGGCTTGGCGCTCGTACTGCGCCATTACAGCCATGAAGCCGACCATCGCCTCATTTGCATCGGGCATGTCCGCAGCAATGAAGCGGACGCGCGACTCTTGGAGCGCGAGCAGAAAGGCGGCATTGCGCCCCAATCGATCGAGCTTTGCGACAAGCAACGTTGCGCGCGTTTGCCGGCACCGACGCAGCGCAGCCTCAAGTTGCGGCCGATCATTTCGCTTGCCCGACTCGATCTCGGTGAATGTTGCGAGTTCGGTGCCGCCTCGCGCTTCAAGGTGGGCCTGCACTGCTGCGCGCTGCGCGTCCAGGCCAAGGCCGCTCCGGCCCTGCTGCGCGGTGCTCACGCGGTAGTACGTCACGTAGTTTCGTCCTCGGGGCATCATCTTGATCTCCTTCATATGTCCATTAGAGGGAATCATACACCCTTGGCTTGGGGCGTCAACCAAGCTGCGTTTGACATATCCGCAAACTATTTTCAGCGCCTGATGCAAAAAGCCATTTTTGGTGAAGCTATGTAGGTGAGAGAGCCCTGAAACTTCCACGTGGAGATCGCGCCATGCAGCCCTACAGCTCAACCCCTTTGACTCTGCTGTTCTGGACTTGTGTGGCGCTCGGTCTCGTAAACATTGCCCATGCCTGCGGCCTCGTCTGACCCTTCCAGCACCGCGCTCGCCGTCCGCAGCCATCCGCTCTACGCCGAACTGATCGAAGCGCTGACGGGCTGCACGGAGCGCCAGCGCCGGTTCCTGACCGAGTTTCCGAAGCACGACTACATCGTGGCGCGCACGACGCGGGCGATCGAGCAGGCCGACGGCCGTAGCTTCTCATCGCAGTCGGTCTACGGCTGGATGCGGGACGAAGCATTCTCGAAGGCCCGGGCCCTGCTCGAACAGCTCGCCGCCGAGGTTGTCGGGGTCAGCCAGGCCTCGACGCTCGCTCGCATCAACTCGCTGGTCGAGGACGCGATCGCGAACGGCGACCCGGTCTACCACGACGGCGCCCGCGTCGGCAGCAAGCCCGCCCGCGGCGACGCGCTGCGCGGCCTCGAAACTTTGGCGAAGGCGACCCGCCTCGTGACTACGGAAGCGCCGAGCGTGCGCGTCACGCTCAACCTTGTCGATCTCAGCGGCCAACCCGAAGCGATCGACGTAACGCCGGCACGCGCCGTGCTCGATGCGGCGCTTGAACCCAACTACGCGGACCTGCTGTGAGCAAGGCTGAAGTCAGGTTCCGGGCTCCCGGCCCGGTGGCGGCGGCGTTCCTGCAGTCGAGCGCATTCGTCCAGGTCATTCGCGGCCCGGTGGGCTCGGCGAAGACGACGACGATCTGCTTCAAGATTTTGCGCTTGATGTCCGAACAGAAGCCGGACGCGAACGGCTTGCGTCAATCGCTGTGGATCATCACGCGCGCGACGTATCCCGAGCTGTGCAACACGACAATTCGTGACTGGCAGCGCTGCACGCCGACGAGCATCGGCTCGCTGAAGATGTCCAGCCCCCCGACATGGTCCGGGGAGTGGGATCTGCCCGACGGCACGCGCGCGCAGGCCGAAGTAATCTTCCTCGCGCTCGATCGACCGGACGATGTCAAGAAAGCGTTGGGAATTAATGCGACCGCGGGCTGGCTCAACGAAGCGAAGGAATTCCCGAAGTCCGTCGTCGATGCGCTGACGGCGCGCATGGATCGCTTCCCGAAGCCGGGTGCCTCGAACTGGGCCGGGCTTCTCGCCGACACGAACGCATGGGACGCTGACCACTGGTTGCAGGATCTGGCGATCAAGGTGCAGCTCGGTGAAGTCACCGGCTACGACTTCTTCACTCAGCCGCCCGCGATGCTCAAGCGCGAGGGGCGCTGGGGCGTCAATCCGCAAGCCGAGAACCTGAAGATCATCACGCCTGCGTACTACGAGCGGGTCGTACAGGGCAAAAAGGAAGACTGGATCAAGGTCTATCTCGGCAACGAGGTCGGCCTGGCGCTCGACGGCAAGCCGGTACACGCCGATTACAGCGAGTCGGTGCATGTCGCGCCGACAGCGCTCAAGCCGACGAAGGGTATCCCCCTTCAGTTCGGTTGTGACTGGGGCCTGACGCCGTGCTCGGCGATTATCCAGCGCCAGGCGACCGGCCAGTGGTGGGTGCTCGATGAGATCGTGACGGACGGCATGGGCGCCGAGCGGTTCGCGCTGGAGCTGAAGGCGAAGTTCTCGCGTTATCAGGGCTTCGAAATTCTGCCCGGTCGCGGCGACCCGAGCGGCGACCAGCGTGCCGCGACGGATGAGAAGACAGTGTTCCAGGTCGTGCGCGCCGGCGGCGTCAACGTGCTGCCCGCCTCGACGAACGATGTGTCGCTGCGACGCGCGGCGTTGGAGCGGCCGCTGACGCGCATGGTGGGCGGCAAGCCCGGCATCTTGATCTCGCCGAACTGCACCGTGTTGCGCAAGGCGCTCGCAGGTGCGTTTCGATACCGCCGCGTGCAGATCGCAGGTGAGGAACGCTACCGCGATGAGCCCGACAAGGTTCACCCGTACAGCGACATCGTCGAAGCGCTTGAGTATGGGCTCATCGATGCCGGCGAAAAGGCGACCGTCAACGTTGTTGGCGCCCCGCTCGCCGCTTCGAGGCCAGTCGTGCACCGCTCGACGTGGTCGCCGTTCGAAGTCTGACCGTTTTCACGCCGAATGCGCCGACCCGCGCGCTTGATGCCGGAGCAAAACCGGTAAGCCTGACCACCCGCTAAGCGGCGTCGTGTCGGTGTAGCGGGTCTCTTTTCTTGCAACACGGATGATTCCCATGCAGTCACGTAACACTGCCGAGCCGGCCGGCGCGGCGCGCGAGGTATCGCCGATCGCGGCGTCAGTCGAAGATGTGCTGGCGCTTCTGGAGCGGCAGAACGAAGTCCTCGCCAAGATCGCGAAAGTTGTTCACGGCAAGGCGCTGATGGCCGAAGTTTCGGCGATCGGCGCGCGAATCAAGGCGCTATTGTGAGCGCCGCCAACTCCGTAGACTGCGCTGACTTGATCGGCGAAGCCCCGGCGCCGCGCATCGAGGCCGTGAAGCTCCCCAACGAGGGCAAACGGGCGAAGCCGATGGCGAAGTCACCGCTCGGCAAGAGCCGAACGTGGCTAAGCGACGGCGAATACGTCTGGTTCCGCCGCGCGAAGGCGAATCCTGAGACGCTCGCGCGGCACGAGAAGTTCGTTCGGACCGGCCAGTACAAGCACGTCGGTAACAGTGATGATGTTGAAATCTGGCGCTTGACGGAATCGAGCGCCTTCAAGCGCACGCCCGTCAATCTCGTAACGCTGGATCTGCCGACACTGCGGCGCACCGCCGTGTTGCTTGCTGTCGCCGGCGATTTCTCCGGGTACGTCGACGCGCTCGACGAGCTGGCGTCACGCATCAAGGGCGTACGCGGCGGTGAGCTTGATGAGGGCACGAGGCGCAAGGCGTTTCTTGCTCACATCGGCCACATGAACTACCTGATTCAGATTCGGGGCGGTCCGAGTCCTGTCACCCTTGAGCACGAGATTGCGGCCGTTCGCACGCGCCGCGGTCAGAGCAAAGGGCGCCAGATTCTGCTGCCAGCATGAACGCGCGCACGACGAAAAAGCATCCCGACGAGTGCAACGCCTGCAACGGCTTCGGCCAGGTTGCGGAGTTTCGCACGATCGTCGAGCAGATCGACGAGCGGTTCGTGACGACGCAGATCGGCAGTGCTTGCCTTAAGTGCGGCGGCACCGGTCGGCTCGCGCCGGGCGAATCGGTCCGAGCAGCGAGCAGCGTGGCGTGAATAAGTGGCCGGGCGGCGCTGTCGACGTTGAGGCAACGCTCGTCTATTACGACAGCCCTGGACAGATCGAACATTACTGGCGCGTGTTGAAGCGGGGCTTCTGGCACGTCGCCGTATGCCTGCCGATTTACGTCGACGGGGAAGTCGCCGGGCACATGATCGTGAACCCCGCGATGCCACTAGTACAAGCCGCGCTCGCCACGCAACCGCTCGTTGAAGTGTTCCCTGGCGCCACGTTTCAGTACGTGAAGATCCGCCGCAGTCTTGGCGATCCGCCGTATGCGATTTTGATCTGGGCGACATGCACGAGCATCGCCAAAGCCTTCCTCGGCATCCGCGCGCCGCTTGTGTGGACGCCGTATCAGCTTTTCAAGTACATCCTGAGAAACCACCCGGAGTAGTCACATGGCGACATGGGTCAAGTTCAACAAGGCACGTGAGCTGCCGCGCATCATGCAGGTGTATCGCAAGATCGATGCGTTCCGCGATGCCGTCGAGGCCGAGGTCCTCGGGTCGGCGGTGTGGGCGCGTGCCGCCAATGGTGCGCCGGCGTCGGGCGATCTCGCCTGGCAGGTTGATGTCACAACCATCCCCGGCGTGTCGGCTCTCACGTCGAGCGGGCGCTTGGCATAGCGGAGGCACCTTGAACAAGCCCAAACAGCCTAAGCCGAGTCCTGCGTCCGTTGCCCTTGAGCAGCGGCAGATCGCAGACCTATCGCGGCTCGATGAAGAGCAGAACGTGCGCGTGAAGCGCATTTTGCGTTCGAAGTTCGGCTTCCGCGGCTTCGCCGGCGGTCCGCTGACTCGCGGCGCCCCTGGTAACTCAGCGGGCGCGGCTGCTGCTGCGGCGCCCGGAGCTATGGGCGGCGGCGCGGGGATGACCAGCGGGCTGGATGCTTACGCGCGCGGCGGGCGGGCGGCCTGATGTTGCTTAGCTCCCTGCCGGGCGGGCTCACCGCCGAGGCAATCATCAAGCGCCGGGCCAAAGCCTGCGAGCGCAAAGACCAGTGGCGATCGACGTATCGCGAGGCGTTCGACTTCGCGTGCCCGCAGCGCGAGTCCTTCACCTGGCGCACGCCGGGGCAAGCCAAGGACAAGCATCTTTACGAGGGGACGCTACAGGAAGCGACCTACCAGGCGTCGAACACGATGCTCTCGTTGCTGCTGCCGCAGTGGCAGCGCTGGGCGCAACTGACGCCCGGCGACATGTGGGGTGTTGATGAGGTGCCGCAGGATGTGGAAGTCGGGTTGCAGAAAGCGACGGAGATGTTCTTCGGCTTTCTCAATCACAGCAACTTCTATTCGGTCATCGGCGAGATTTGCACCGACCTGATGATCGGCACGGCGGCGCTCTCGTTCGAAGAGAGCGACGACTACGACTCGCCGTTTCAGTTCCAGGCGATCCCCGTCTCGGCAATCGAGATCGAGGAAGGACCGACAGGGACGGTCGAAACCGCTTTTGTCGCGCGCAAGATTGCTGCCCGCAACGTGCAGCGCACGTTTCAGGGGCTTGAAGAGACCGCGGTGCCCGTGAAGATCCGCGAGCTTGTCGTGAGCAAGCCCGACGAGGAAGTCGAGATTGTGCAGGCTGAGATATACATCCCGGCAGCCCGCAAGTACATCGGCGTGGCTCTGTACGAAAAGGAAGCCTTCTGGATCTGGGATTACGGCACGAGCTGCCCGACGATCGTCGCGCGGGCGAACAAGAATTCTGGCGAGACGTATGGCCGCGGTCGCGTCCTTCTCGCGTTGCGCGACGCCAAGACGCTCAACACGATGCAGGAATTCGTCCTGCGCCAGGCCGCGCTGCAGGTGGCGCCGCCGAGCAAAGCGGTAAGCGACGGCATCCTGAACCCGTACACCGCGCAGCTTGTTCCGAACGCCATTATCCCGATGATGGACACCGATAACCTGCAGGTCATCGAGGTTGGCGGTAACTTCGCGGTAAGCGAGACGCTGATGAACGAGCTGCGCCAGCGCATCCGCCGCACGATGCTGGGGCCGGACGCGAGCGATAGCGGGCCGATCAAGTCGGCGACCGAAATTAGCATTGCCGATCGCAATCGGCTGTGGTCGATGGGTGGCGAGTTCATCCGCGTGCAGAACGAACTCGTCGCGAAGATCGTCAAGCGTGGTGTCTACATCATGCAGCGCCGGCAGCTCATTCCGGAATTCAAGATCGACGGCAAGGAAGTCGGGGTCACGTGGACCTCGCCATTCGCGCAGAGCCAGTCCTCGAAGGATGTCATCGCGCTCCAGACGGTGCTGCAGCTCGGCGGATCTCTGGGACCGGCGCTGCTGCGTGGGGTCAAGCTGGAAGATGCGCCCGCATGGCTCGCCCGCAAAGCCGGCCTCGACGCGAAGCTTATCCGCTCGGCCGACGAGGTTGCGACGTTTGACAAGAAGGCCGGCGCGGCCGCGGCGGCTCACATGGCCGCGCAGGGCGGGCAGCCCGCGCCCGCCGCCACACCGGCGGCAGCGGCATGAGCGAGCTAATACCCGACGACGAGCAGGCCCGTGCCCGCCTTGAGGCGCAGGCGCTTGAGTTCGCGCGCAACTATCTGGTTTTCGTCCGGGACCCGAGGGCAAAGGCCCTGCTTGAACACTGGACGAAGACACTCGCTCGCAGGCGTATCTCCGTGAATGCGCCGCACACAGAGTATGCGGCGGTGTGTGCGATCCGCGACTTTGTCGAGGACATCAAGCGCCAGATCGAGATTGCCGAGACGGGGAAGTTGGACTGATGCGGGTCTATACTGCAGAACAGCGTGAGGCAGGCCGCGAGCGCGCCCGCAAAGGGCAGGCCGCAAATCCGGAGAGAATGCGCTTCGCCAGAGCCGCGTGGAGTGCCGCTCATCCGGCAGAAGAACGCGCTATGAAGGATGCGTGGCGGGTCGCTAATCGGGAAAAGCTACATGCCGCGCGCGTTGCGCGGAATAGGGCTAGCCCCGAAAAAGAACGGCAAGACTCCCGCCGCTGGCGCAAAGCCAATCCCGACAAGGCCCGCGCAAACGTGCGCCGGTATCAAGCACGCAAGAAGCAACGGATGCCGGCGTGGGCCGATCGGTTCGGTATCACAATGCTGTATCACGGCGCCGATCTTCTTTCGGAATTGTTCATGCGCCCGTTTCACGTCGACCACATCATCCCGCTACAAGGAAAACTTGTGAGCGGGCTTCACGTTCACAACAACCTGCAAATCCTTCCGGCAGGCGCCAATATTCGGAAGGGTAATAAGTTCGACCCAACCATTAAGGTGACACATGACGACATCAGCGACACCTGCCGCCGCTACTGAAGCGACACCGGCAGCCGACGATAGCCTGCTTCCCAACGCGACCGACGAGCCGCAGAAGCCCGCAGGCGACGCCACCGGCCAGAAGCCGGGCGAGACGCCGGCCGAACCGCCGCCTACCGATCCGGAGTGGTTTCTCTCGGAAGGTGTGAAGGGCACCGGCAAGGCGCCCGACTGGTACAACGGCAAGAAATACAAAAGCGTCGCAGAACAGGCGAAGGCTCAGCGAGAGCTGGAGAAGCGCCTCGGTGGGTTCACCGGCGCACCGAAGGACGGCAAGTACGATATCAAGATGCCTGAGGGCGTCGAAGGCGAGTGGGCGAAGGACGACCCACTGATCGGGGAGTTTAGTAAGTGGGCGGCTGAGAATCAGCTCTCGCAGGATGCGTTCAATCAGGTGCTCGGCATGTATGCCGTTGCCGTCGCGGTTGACCCGGCGGAAATCAAGAAGCAGATCGGCGAGAACGCTGACGCGCGCTTGATGGCCGTATCGCGATGGGGCAAGGCCAACCTCGATGCCGAGGGCATGCAGGCGCTACGCGCCGCGGTCAGCGGCCCGACGGCGGCATATGCCTTCCAGGCAATCGAGGCGATCATCGGGAAGACGCGTGCCGGTGGCTTGAAGGTCGGCGACGATGCGGCGAATGCCGGAACCGATGAAGCCACAGCAATCCGCGCAGACCAGAACAAGCGCAACGACAAGGGCCAGCGGCTCTATGAGATCGACCCGAAGTATCGCGAGCAGATCGAAGTGCGCTGGCGCGCCTACCACGCCAGCAAGGCCGCGTAACATGGACGACATCGCCCTGTTGAAGCAGTTCCTGGCGTTCGCTGTCGCGCAGCGGATCGTCAAGAGCATTGAAGAGGCCGCCGCTGTCGTACAGACGGCGCAGGCCATCGCACGAATTGAAGCCGAGTTGAACGCCAAACCGGCCGACAGCGTGGCGAAGACGGAATAGAGCGACGACGCAGCGGGACCTCGCAAGAGCCGCTTAGCGTTTAGCCGATGGCGCCCACGACACGGGCGCGAGTTGAGCGAAAGGGCCGCGCGAGCGGGACCCCGATCGGTCACGAAGCGGTTGCAAGTGCCGCGCACAATCTTTTCGCACAATTCAGATCCGCGTGGTTCACGCGGTAAGGAAATCACATGTCCATCCATCTCGGTGGCACCCCCACCGCTGCTACCAATGCTGCCATCACGAGCTTCGACAACGAAGCCGTGCAGGCGTACCAGGGTGCTGCGCGCCTGCGCAACACTGTCACGGTGAAGTCGGGCGTCACGGGCGCCGTTCACCAGTTCCAGACGATCGGCGCGGGTGCCGCTGTCAATCACTCGACGGCGGAACTCGTCACCCCGATGGATGTCGCGCACGGCAAGGTGCCGGCGACGCTGTCGAATTGGGTGTCGGCCGAATACACCGATCTCTTCGACCAGGCGGAAGCCAACGTCGACGAGCGGATGGAACTCGCGCAGGTCATCGGCATGGCGCTCGGTCGGACCGAAGATCAGCTCATCATCGACGCCCTTGATGCGGCCACCGGCATTGCCGGTACCGTTGACGAGGACATCGGCGGCACGAACAGCTCGATCAATGCCGACAAGCTCCGCAAGGCGCTGCGATACCTCCGGGCTCAGCAGGGCACCGGCGGCGACTTCACGTTTATCCACACGGCGGCTGCCCTTGAGGCGATGCTGGCGGAAACCGAAGTCACGTCGAGCGACTTTCAGGTTGTGAAGGCGCTCATCAACGGCGAGATGTCCAAGGCGTTCGGTTTCAATCGCTTCATTTGCATTGAGACTCGCGCCGAGGGCGGCCTGCCGAATTCCGGTTCCACGAGCATCGTCAACTGCTTCGCATACGACCGGAAGGCCGTGGGCCTGGCGGTCGGCATCGAGCCGAAGACGAGCGTCGACTGGATCGCGGAGCGGCGCTCATGGCTGTCGTGCGGCGACCTCAAGGCTGGCGCAGCGGTGCGTCTGCCGACGGGCGTCGTGGCGGTGGAGAGCTACGAGACCTGATCGAACCGGCGGGGGCGCTCTCGGCCCCCGCTTTCCCCTTAAGCCGCGCTGGGGATTCTCAAATGCGCGGCAGCTATGTGCAGGGCTCACGCCCTAACGCACAGAGGAAACTTCAATGGCCTATTCACGCAATGCACTGCAGCGCGTCGGACCTCAGAACTCCGCCGCGCCCACGATCTACACGTATAGGGACGCCGCTTCGACGGTCGCGCAGATCGACGACAGCGGCTACTTCAACGACGCGGCCGACATCCTCAAGGTCGACGACCTGATCTACGCCGTCGGCTCCAACGGCTACGGCTTGGCCGTGGTCAATTCCAACTCCGGCGGCGTGGTCGATGTGACCAACCTGACGGCAGTCGGAACGATCGACAGCAACTGATCGAACTCGCCGGGGCGCTCGCGGCCCCGGCAGCTTTATGACTAAGGCTTGTCTCGTTGTGGGCAGCGCCCCTTGCGTGTTTGACGACTACGCCGCCGCGAAGCGGCTCTACCCTGACGCCGACACAATGCTCGTGAACGGCGCCGGCGCGGCGATTAAAGACGCGCAGTATCTCGTCGCCGGGCATCGCAACAAGGCGACGCTGTTTGTCCGTCATCGGCAACGGGCGTTTCCGAACGCGCCGCCGATTCGCGTCTTCGCGACGAAGCTGGTGAACAAGGTGGGTGAAGATCCAGCCGTCACCGACTGGCTGCCGGACGCGTATGACGCCGGCGCGACCTCGGCCATCAAGGCCGCGAAGATCGCTCGATTTCACTTGGGCTACGACGTTGTCGTGCTGGTCGGTTGCCCGATGACCGGAGACGGCTACGCCGCCTTCGACGCCGCGCTAAAGGGCGGCCCGCTCAAGCACGACTGCAAGCGCATCGGCGACCCCTCGGCGCAGAAGACGCCGCAGATCGTGCGGTATCGCGAACGGCTGAAGAAGTACGCCGATCGTGGCGACCTCAAAGGGGTGTACTCGATGAGCGGGTACACAAAAGAGATTTTAGGAGCACCGTGAGAATTTGGGCGCTTGATGACCGGCCGTTCGATCATTACGGCCTTGAGCTGTGCGCCGCTGCCCGCAAGCGGGGGCACGACTCGATCCTGTTCAAGGATGCCGCGCAGGTGACAGCGCCCGGCTATGTGTTCATGCGACTCTGCCAGAAGCAGCCGCGGCTCGCCTTCGACCGCGCGCAGTACAGTGCGCTTTCTCAGCTTCCGGGCAGGACTTTCATTCAGGACGATGCCCAGATCACGGCCTACGAGGACAAAGGCTACCAGGTGGCCCAGTGGGGTGGCTTCATGCCAGAGACGCGCGTGTTGTCCTCGCGCACGGCGGCGGAACTGCAAGGCGCGGCGATCCCGCTCCCCCTCGTGTCGAAGTCGTTCATCGGCTCCGCGAGTCACAACGTCCGTCTGCTGAAGACGGCAGAGGACGTGCGGCGCGAGGTCGACATGGTCTTCAGCGCAGACGGCATGCAGATCACGAGCGGCGTGCAGCGGGGCTACGTGCTTTGGCAGGAATTCATTCCGCATAGCTGCACGTACCGCGTGACTGCTGTCGGCAACAAACGGCACGTTTACGGGCGGTTCAACTATCCTGATCGCCCGATGGCGGCCCCGTCGAAGGTCGTTCGCACGAAGCCCGTGCCAATGAGTGATGAGACGGAATCGTTGCTTGAGTTCTGCAACAGCTTCTTTGCCGCAGCCGGCACCAAATGGTGCGCGATCGATGTGCTCAAAGACCCGCGCGGCGGCTGGAAGCTTCTCGAAACGGCGCTCGCGTGGGCGCGCGGCAACGACGAATCCGGCAACGCGCCGTTCTACGGGTCGAAGTGGTCGCTCAACACGCAGCACGAATTGCTGCTCGACGAGATGGAAGCTGGGGTATTCGGGTGATTACGGAGCCGGTCACGTTCGTTTGTTGGCTGTGGCAGGGATGGCGCGCGGGTCAGTACGACTATCGACACGTGAACCGGCTATACCGGCAACTGCAGCAGCACATGACGGGGGCTTGGCGGTTGGTTTGCATCACTGACCAGCCCGCGGGTATCGAGTGCGAAACGTTTCCGTTGTGGTCGATGCCCCGCGCGCAGATTCCAAACCGCCGAACCGGCGGCTTCGCCTTCAACGATCAAACGCCAGACTGTTTCGTTCGCCTGAAGCTGTTCGATCCGAACGTCGGCCGCTGGTTCGGAAACCTGTTGGTGTCGATCGATCTCGATACGACAGTCTACAGCGACTTGCGTCCGCTCTTGACTGCGGACCCCTTCAAGATCGCAATCAATGAAGTGCCGCGCGCTAACCGGTATTGCGGGACGCTTTGGCAGCTTCGCCCGGGCGCGCACCCGGAGGTTTGGTCGGACTACGACTCAGTCGAGACGCCACGAGCCATTGCCGCCGCCAAGCTGCGCGGCAGTGACCAGTCCTGGCTCACGCTGAAACTGCCCGGCGCGCCAACGTGGACCCGTCGAGACGGTGTGTACTGGCTCAAGGGCTTCGATCGCAACGCAGCCGTGCCCACGGATGCGCGGCTCGTCTATTTCGCTGGCGATGTCAACCCGTGGTCTCGTGACTGCGCCTTGATGTGGCCCAAATTCTACACCCCGCTCGAATGAGGAGGGCAGAGTCATGATGTTGCTTGCCATGTTCAGTTTCGTGGGCGGCGCGCTCTACCAGGCGCTCGCATGGCCGCGTATCCGCACGGCTCTCCGCCGGGCTCGAATCGCTTGGGCACGCTTCAAGCGGGAGCGGCTATGACCCCCAAGGCGCGAATCGCGGAATACGTGAGCGTGGCATCGGTCGTTCTCGCAGGCGGCCTCTGGCTCGGCCGGGTTGCGACAACGGCCGCGGACACGTCGAAGGCGGTCGACGGGCTGCCCGCAAAGGTAGCGACGATCGAAATGAAATTCGATGAGCGCACGGCCGCGATCAAGGAAGCCATTGAGGAACTGAAGAAAGCACAGGCTGAGCAGGCGCGCCTTATCCTCGAAGAAATCCGTAAGAAGTAGAGGCACGCATGGCTATCGAGACGCCGACTAAGATCGCGCTCATTTCCAAGGCGCTCATCCTTTGCGGTGAGCCGCCGCTGGATTCGCTGACCGACGACCGCTATGGCGCACAGGTTGGCGCCAATCTCTTTGAGCAACTCTACGAGAACGAGCTGACGTCAAACCGTTGGCGCTTTGCTATGGCGAAGAAGGCGCTTAGTCGCGTCAACTCCACTCCGCTCAATGAGTGGACGTACGTCTACCAGCTCCCCTCCGACTCGCTCCTCCTGAACGGGGTATATCCGCCGCAGCCGTATGAAATCTACGGGCAGCACCTTTACACGAACGCGACGGCAGTCGAGGTCGAGTACACGGTCAAGCCGGACGTGTCGAAGATGCCGGCCTATTTCGCGCTGCTGATGACGTACACGCTCGCGATGAATTTCATCAAACCCCTTTCGGAAAGCGACAGCGCGCTCCAGTTGTTCGCGCAGCGCTACCAGATGCAGCGGCAGCGGGCGCTCTACGCCGACGCGCAGTCGCGCCCGAGTCGGCCAATGTACTCAAGCCCGTTTACGGACTGCCGCTGACGTGACCCGAGTTCGCGATGTCCGGACTGCGTTTCTCGCCGGGGTTCTCGACCCGCGCGCGAGCATGCGCAAGGATACGGCGCAGTACCAGCAGGGCCTGCTGGTCGGCGAGAACATTGTACCGATTCACCTTGGCGGCGTTCGGCGCCGGCCAGGGCTTGCCTTCGCGGCGAAACTCCCGAACCAGCTCTCGCGCATATCGACCGGCATCACCGCGACGGCGCCAAACGGCGGCACGGCGAACAACGCCAAGGACGATAGTGAGGCAACGTTGCTCACAACGACTACGGACGTTGGAACGACCGATCCGTTTGTCCTCGTCCACTACGATCTAGGCGCGGCCAAGGCCGTGCTGTTCGCCGACGCGGTCGGCCTTAAGTCGACAGGCGGATCGAGCACCGAGTTTCGCATCCAGTACAGCACCGACGACGCGAGCTGGACCGACTTTGGCGCCGCCTTCGCTCTCGTCAACTCGCTCGTCACCCGCTCTTACCGGCGCGGCGGCACCGCGGTTACTGCGCGCTACTGGCGCGTTTCCAAAGTGGGCGGAACCGACATGGGCTCGGTCGATACGAGTCTCATGGACTTCACGCTTTGGCAAGACTCCGGAACGATCTCTGAAGCCCGGCTGCTCCCCTTCGACATCGACACACGCTACTGCGTTGCGTTAACCGATCGGTCCATGTCGATTTACGACGAGGACCGCGCTCTCGTCGAGTATCACCCCGCCCCCTACGCGAGCGCAGACCTGGCTGAGATCGACGCCGATAGTGAGCGCGATGTCATGTCGATCGTTCACGAGGATTACCCGCCGCGATTCCTGCTGCGGGAGGTGGGCGGCGAGAACTTTCAGTCGCTCGCCATCACCTTCGACGCGGTACCCAAATACGACTACAACGACGCCTCGTCGCCTACCCCGACATCAGAAGTGCAGGTCATTACTTTCGCTTCGGGGTGGACAGATGGCGACACGTTTCAAATCGATCTGGGCGGTGCGCGCACGGGGTCTATTGCCTTCGCGGGGGATAACGCGACAACGGCAGCCAACATCGCAAAGGCGGTTCAAAAGCTCTACACCGTTCTAGGCGATAAAGGTGTCAGCGCAGCGCGCACCGGGGCGCTTGCATTCACGGTGACGTTCGCCGCGGACAGCGCCGACACCTACGACCTAATGACGGTCATTCCGCTCTCGTCAGCCGCCGCGGCGACAGTGAGCCGCACAACCGCGGGCGTCGCCCGGCAGGAACCCGTCTGGAGCGTAACCCGCGGCTATCCGCGTTCGACGGCGCTGCATGAGGGGCGGTTGTACTTTGGCGGCACAAAGAGCTTGCGCAATGCGCTGTTGGGGTCGCGGGTCAACTACATCCTTGACTTCACTGTCGGCAACGGCGAGGCCGACGACGCGATCTTCACGGCGCTGAACGTCTCGAAAATAGACGTATTGTTCGCTGGGCGCGGGCTGCAGGTGTTCACGACGAGCGGTGAGTATGCGATTCAGGTTTCGCCCGTCAAACCCGGCGACGTTCCCGTCAATCAAACGCAATACGGCTGCGCCAAGATCCGCCCCGTCACGATCGACGGCTCGACGATCTTCGCGCAGCGCACGCGCAAAGCTGTCCGCGATTTTCGGTTCGACTATCAGCAGGACAGCTTCGACTCGCTAAGCCTATCGTCGTTGGCGCCGCACCTCATCAATGACGTTGTGGACTTCACCGCATGGTCAGGCTCAACGACTGACGAGTTGAGCCTCGTATTCGTCGTGAACGGCGACGGCACGATGGCGATTCTCAACCTGTACCGCGCCGCGGCTGTCGTTGCGTGGGCGAAATGGACGACCGGCGGGCTGTTCAAGGCGGTCGCCGCTGTCGGCGTCGATCGCTGGTTCGCCATCAAGCGAACCGTCAACAGCGTCGATGGTGTCTACCTTGAGATTGCGGATGACGCCTTCTATACCGACTGCGCGGTTCAAGTAACGCCGAGCGGTACGACAGCTTCCGGGTTGTCGCACCTCAACGGAGAGGATTGTCGCGTTCGGGCCGATGGCTTCGTACTCGATAACGCCACGCCGGTCGCCGGGGCGACAACACTCGACGACACCTACGACAGGGCCGAAGTGGGGCTCGACTGGGTGCCGACGATCACGCCGATGCCTCTTGTTGCGATCGGACCGGATGGTGGGGTGCTGCACAAGATGCGCATCGTAAAGGCGCGCGTACAGGTGAAGGACACGCTTGGACTTCTAATCGACGGCAAACCCGTACCGGATCGCAAGTTCGATGTCGACTACTTCGATACGGCAGCGACGCCGGTGTCGGGAATCTTCACGCTCAACATGTCGAGCACATGGGATGAGAACAGTGAGAAGACGGTGGCGTTCTCGCAAGTCGATCCTGTTCCTATGGAATTGCTCGGCTGTGACTTCCAAATTGAGGTAGGCATCTAATGTCCGATCCCGTCACCCTTGCGTATATCGCGATCGCCGCCACGGCGGCCGGCGGCGCCGTCACCGCGATCAACACGCGCAATGCCGGCATCACTCAGGACTACGCCGCTCAGGCGCAGGCACGGGAGGAGGAAATGGCGGCGCGCGATCAGGAGGTCGAGCGGCGCAAGAAACTCATTTCCGCGCTTGCTGCGCAGAACGCTGAAGCGGGGGCGAGTGGTGCTATGTCCGGCGTTGGCTCGCAGCTTGCCATCAACAAGACGATCGTCCGCGACGCAACTCGCGACCTTGAGACGAATCGCGTCATCGGGGCCGAGACGGCTGCGCGCCTACGCCGGGCCGGCAAATCCGCTCGCGCCCAGGGCAACACTGCCACCCTCGGGACGCTGTTCGATACGGTCGGCTCGGTTGCGGGCGGTATGGGCGGCATGAAACAGCCGGCTCCCGCCGCCGGTGGCGGTGGCAGCGGTCGGAGCATGATGTAATGGCGTCCCTCATCGGCTCTCGCACGCCCGGCGGCTCGGATCAGGTAGCGCGGCGGCAACCGCCGCAGGCCGAGGGCCGCCTTATCGGGTTTCAGGCGCAACCCCTCGATACGTCCGCGGCCGAGCGGGCGAACGCCCTTGCCAATACCTTTTCGCGATTCACGCGCAAGGCCGGGGAGTTCGCCTCCAACCTGGCTGCACAGCGCGGGGCCGAGCAGGGCCTTGCCGTGCCGGGCAGCGCGGAGGCGCCCAAGCAAAAGGCAGGGCTTGCGGCGCTGACGCCGTACGGGCAGGCGTACAACCAGGCGGTGCTCGCGGGGCACGAGGCTGCGGTCGGCACCGATATTGCCTCCAACATGGCGCGCATTGCTGATGCGAACCGAAACGATTCCGCGGCGTTTGACGCGGCTGTCGGCGGCTACTCTAAGGGACTGTTGAAGGGCGTCGATCCGGCGCTGCGGGCTCGCGCCGAACAGGCCGTGACGGTTCGCGCCATGTCCGCGCGTCAGCAGATCGTCAACGGGGAGCGCCAGCGCGCTCTGGAGACGGCCAGCGGCCAGGTTACAGATAACCTGCTGTCGTTGCGCAGCGAGGAGCTTCGCGCACGACGCGACGGCGACTTCGCGCTTGCGGAAGGTTTGCGGGTTCAGCAGAGCGACCTAATCGCGAAGAACGTGCGCGGCGACGCGAACCCCGACGGGATTCTCGCCCCGGAATTCGTGGCGAAGCTTCGGGCAGGCCAAGAGGATGATGCCGCCTTCGAGACGATCGTCGGACAGGGTGAGCGCATGGTCCGCACTCAGGGGCCCGATGCCGCCGAGAAGTGGCTCGCGGGGCTGCATAAGAAGGGCACGACCGCGCTCGGCGTCAACCCAGACACGCTCGACAAGGCCGACAGCCGCGTTTCCAGCCTGATCGGCGAGGCTCGCGCCGAACAGCGCGCGCGCCTTGGCGAGCTGCAGGATTCCCTTCGCGCCCGGATGGAAGACACCGTTGCCATGATGGCAGACGGCGTCGATCCGACGCGGCCTGTTTCGCATGGCGAAGTCGCCGCCGCTTTCGGCGAGCACGCTGACAAGGTGTGGGGCGAGTATCAGAGCAAGACGCGTCTGGCGTCAGACTTCCACGCCCTGCAGAACGCCTCACCAGACGAGCAGGCCGCGATCATTGAGAAGGCCGCGCCGGTCGCTGGCGCCGGCTACGCCGACCAGCGCGAGCGCCAGGCTATGTTGATGACGCAGGCTGGCCGGATCGAGAAGGCCCGCGAGGAGGATCCAGCCGCCGCTGTTAGTCAGTCGCCGCTGGTTAAGCGCGCCAGCCAGTCCGGCAGCTCACAGGAGGTCATCAGCGCCCGCATGGCAGAGCAGCAGCGTATCGGGGTGCGCGACCCGCGGCCGCTCACGAAGGCTGAGGTTGAGAGCCTTGCTGCAACCGCGGGCGATCCCCAGATCGATCCGCTCAAGTTCTTCGCGAACGTGGACCAGACCTACGGGCGCAATGCACGGCAGGTCCGCGAGCAGCTCCAGGCGAAGCTGCCGCCCGCGTACCTCGCGTTGTCGACCGGCAACATGCCGCACGCAGCCGCTGTGCGACTGGCTGGGCTCGCCAACGTCGACGACAAGGTGCAGCTCGCGGCGATTCCCGGCACTACGAGTACGCGGGATCTCAACGCCGCCATCTCAACGAGCCTGGCGGATCTCAAGGCGTCGTTGGCCGGCCGGCCGGGCACCGAGAAGACGATTGCGGATTTGACCGTCGGCGTACGCAAGCTCGCGCTCGACAACATGCGTCGAGGCGATGATTTAGGCAGCGCGGCGCGCAAGGCCGTCGCCGATGTCGCGGGCAGTTACACCTATGCCGAGCGCAACAACCAGACGGTGCGGATCCCGAAGGCCGTCGACGCTGGCGCAGTCATGTCAGGCGCCGACCTTCTCCTCGACCGACTGGCGCCGAAGGACGTTCGTCCGCCCACGAACGACCTCCTGCCGGACTACACAAGCCCTGCCAGCACCGGCGGTGAACTTCTGCCCGGCGGGCGTCATGGACCGCGGCAGTACGTGCCGCAGTCCCTTAGGACCGCGTCGACCGACACCGTAGCGGGCGTGCAGGCCGCAGCATATGTCGATCGGCTAAAATATGAAGGCCAGTGGGTGACGAACGCTGATGAGTCAGGCGTCGAGCTGTGGCTCGACGGGCTGCCGGTGCTCGGCGCCGACGGGACGCAAGTCGGCTATTCGTGGGGCGCTCTGGCGAGCACTGCGCACGCGGACGCCCTTGAGCGCCAAGCGAAATTCAAGGCCGCGAGTTTCCGTTCGGGGCACGTACGCTGATGCCGCTGTACACCCCCCGCACCGCGGCGAGGCTCCTGAACTTCGAGCGCTTCGCGAGCGACGAGCCCGCAACGCTCGGCGCTACACTGCGCGCGCAAGCTGCGCAGGCTATCAGCGAGTCGCCGCTTAACTCGCTGCTGCGCATGTCAGCCCTCAGCGAGGCGGAACGTACAGGCGCCGTGCTCACGAAGGCGGACGCCGAGCAGCGCATCAACGACGCCGGCGTTGCCGGGCGCCTCACGGTGCCGGACTCCGGCATTACCGACCAAGCCCTTGACGTCCTGATTCGGCGCAAGCGCGAGGAGATCAAGCGCCAGGACGTTTTTGCCCGCGGTCCGCAAGGCTTAGGCGCGAAGTCGGCGCAGTTCGCGACCGCATTCGCGGCGTCGCTGCTCGACCCCGTCAATGTCGGCCTTGCCTTCGTGCCTGTCGTCGGCGAGGCGCGCTACGCATCGATGCTGGCGCGGGCGAGCGGCGCTCTCGGTCGGGCTGGCGTCCGAGTAGGCGTCGGCGCGGTCGAAGGCGTAGCGGGCGCTGCGATCGCAGAAGTGCCGATCCATATCGCCAAGACGCAAGAGCAGGCCGACTACACGATGTCGGACAGTCTGCTGAATATCGCTTTCGGCGCGGCGTTCGGTGGAGGCCTGCACGTGCTAGGCGGTGCTGCGAAGGACGTTTTCAGCCCGGCCCGCGCCGCGGCTGAAGCTAGCCCGCTGCGGGTTCGGGAATCGGCGCTGCGCACGGCGGTCGGTCAGTTGCAGGCCGGTGAGGCCGTCAACATCGAGCCGGTGTTCACCGCATACCACGGGTCGCCGCACAAGTTTGAGACCTTCGACGCCGGCCGGATCGGAACAGGCGAAGGGTCGGATGCTTACGGGCACGGGCTCTACTTTGCCGAGGCGCGCTCTGTCGGCGAGCACTATCGCGGCAAGCTCACGCCTGACGCCGGCTACGCGCGTATGCGCATTGCGGAGTTGCAGAAGGGCGTGGTCGAGGCCGAGATGCGCATCGCCGACTTGGAGCGTATCCACGGCGCCGCGGCTATGTCGAAGGTCATCGGTTAAGAAGCGAAATCTATTGAGCGCATGCGCGCAGAGATCGTGACGCGTACCGAGAGCTTGGGCCATCTCTACGAGGTGAACGTCAAGGCGCCAAAAGAGAGTTTGCTCGATCTCGACAAACCGCTCAGTGAGCAATCGCCGCAGGTCCGAGCCGCCCTCGAATCGAGCGACCAGGTCGGCATCGGCCCGGAAACGCTCGGTTGGCGGGGCGCGCCGGCAGCGGTACGCGAGCGAATGCTGAGCAGCACGACCGGCCACAAGCTCTACGATCAGCTCCTCGATGTCTTCAAGGGCAACAAGGAAGCGATCAGCGAACACCTGCAATCCCTAGGCATTCGGGGCTTGAAGTACCTTGACGAAGGATCGCGCGCCAAGGGGGCGACGAGCCAGACGAGCAACTACGTCATCTTCAATCCACGCGACGCAATCGCGCTGCGACGCAACGGGGAGGACCTTGCGGCGGCAGCTCGGCGACAGGGTTCCCCGGAGAACTCGCTCACAGCAGATGCGCAAGCCGCGGGCGCTGCAGACGCGCAGCTTCGGGAAGCGATCGACGCGGACGATGACAACGCGCTCCGCGCGCAGGTCAATCGCGCCGTTGCTGACCTGAAGACGAAAGCCGCCTACGCAGGCGTTGATGTCGAGGCCCAGCTTAAGGAACTCGATCAGATGTCGGCGGAAGCCGAGGCGTATGGGAAGGCCGCACGCGCCGCGGTGCTTTGCGGAGTGAACCACTAATGCCGATTAACAAACAGTGCTACGAGGCTGTATTCAAGGCCGCGGGCCGCGAACTCTCTGCCAGTGAAGTCGATCAGCTCGGCGAGATCCTTGACAAAATGACGGTGGTGGAGCGCGCGAAGAACCCGGCTGAG